TCTCGGAAAACTCGTCGCCGTCATAAGTAAATGACAGACGAGTCCGAGTTAACGAAGAAGATATCGAACGACACGATTGAGACGTATTACTACGTGATCTTCTGGCTGGTCGCGATCACAGCAGGAATCGTGGTGCTGTTTGAGCTTTACATCATGACCATCTCGCCCAAGCGTGGATTCAACATGTTCCTTCGGTCTGCGCCTGCGTTAATCCTTGGTGTGGTGAATGCGATGTTTTTATATATCCTGTCGGCTCGTGCCCTGAACTAAATCTAGGTTGTAGATAATGGGTGTCGTAAGTTCTCGTCTTCGTCGTAAAAGAGTTATTGTAGGATTTGAGATAGTAAATGGTCTAAAAGTGCCAATATATGCCGGCGGCAAGCGCAAGACCCGCCGAAACACCAAAACCATCCGCATGAAAAAAGGTGAATATCTCCGCGAGCACCACCATCTGTTTCGGGTGCTCCAGAACCCTACTCGACGTGCGTTGAACGCTGAACTGCGGGCGCAGAAACGGGAACTGAAGGAGAGAGGGTTAAAGGGATGAGGCTTATTTGGAACAATGTTCTATACAAAGACTGAATCGTTCGACACCGAAAATCCGGTCTACCAACGTATTCCCGGTGGAGATGGCACATTTTTCTTTGGAGAAAGCCGAGTAGCAAAGGATTATTTTAGAACGGGACTTTATGAAAAGTCAATCATTAACTGGGCATCTGCGAATTTTCCCCGGGAAGATAAGGCGTGTATTGATATCGGCGCACATGTTGGCATATACACCGTTGAGCTCGCGAAGAAGGCAAAACATGTCTACGGATTTGAGTGCTCTCCGAGAAGTTTCAATTATTACTGTGCGAATCTAGCGCTGCGAGATCTTCACTACAAGGTGACCAAGTATAATGTCGCACTTGGCAGCCCAGAAGAGGCAGCTGCGAAGACAATCAAGTATATAATTCGCGATCCACTTGACGGAGGTGGTAATGGATGTTCGCAATTTGATTGGGATCGCGAGAAGGGACATCCATCCATTGATGTGCCGATCAATACTCTCGATTCGTATGGGTTGACAAATATCAACTTTATCAAGATCGACGTGGAGGGACATGAGAAGAATGTTCTTCAAGGCGCAGTTAAGACCATTGAGGAGAATGACTACCCAAAGATCCTGTTCGAGTCATGGCCAGAGCGATGTACACATGTTCCCGCAAAGGAGCTCCGTGAAAAATTATTTGAGTTCATTCAGTCTTTGGAGTATAAGATTTTACCTCTGACCGGATGGGACGACATGTTTCTGGCTGAGCGTTAGTCATTATCTGACTCAATGTCATTTCCATCATTATCTGTCTTTGCGTAGCAAGCGTTTGAGTAGTGACTTGTCCGCCCACACCGATAGCATGCGCCTGTTGACTTCTTGACAGAGCGAGGTTGGGGCTTGGACGTGCATCGGCGCTCGTGTTGAATTGCCAGTGTCATGCGCTTGAACTCCTTGTCGCAGTAGTCACAACCCCATACATCCTCTTCAACCACAACCGGACACCGATTCGCAAAATGTCCTCCCTGCCCGCACTTGAAACACTTGTCGTTGTCGCCGCGAAACTCTCGCTCCAACACCGACTTGGTTGCTTCATCAATCTCGATAGAGACATATGCACCTCCGCGCACGTTGTCCACCCCATACTTCTTCATGAAGTCTTTGGTGACATTGGTCTCATCATGCTCACCTTTCAGTCCACGGGTTTCGACCAACTTGGTCGGCGAATACTTTCGCGTCCACGCTGCCCCGTCGCCTGCGATATGCTGTTTGTAGCGATCCGCAACATTCTTCGTCTTGCCGACGTAATACTTTCCGCCTGCGAGTTGAAGAACGTAGAGTTGCTCCATCTTAACGCTAAAAAGTGATTTTCGTGTAAGCTTCCGATCCGTTTTCTGATTAGACTACAACACACCCTGAATTTTGAACTAGACCTCCAACAATGCCGCCAACAACTGCCTGTTTATAGCCGTTGTTGGGGACATACACGATCTTGGGAGGCGGAGGGCGGCGGAGTGGACAGGCTTGGTAGGTGTGAGTCTTTGATCGACACAGGGCGCAGGGCATTGAAAAATAAGTTAGTGGCGGAGATTGTATCCGTTTTCATAGATCCCAAAAGAAGCTACAATGCGGGATACTGGAGGCCACTACGCAATTTTCTGGATCGACGAGGATGGAGGAACGGGTCGCGGCGAGTATATCCTTGATGAGGTAACGTTGCGTGCGTGGCTCGGGCAATTACGAGGGAGATACCCCGAGATGCTGCACTGGGGGCAGCTGCCGAACGGAGAGCGCTACATTGAGCTTCCACCTATCGAGCCAATTTATACTGTTGTTGGTTAACGTCACCACGAGGTCTCCTTTTCGAGGCGGCGATTCTGAATCTTCTCCTCCTCTGTTGCGCCCCAGGATACGCGAACCGCATAGGTCGCGTCAGGTCCGAGATGGCGAATCTCCATCGTGATGTCGCAGTTGGGGAAATGTTCCTTTGTCCAGAAGAGCATGGTATCGAAGGCAACACCCAGCTCCATTGACTTTGAGGAGGCTTGTGTTGACTCACCTAGTTCTGCGGCACGTTGAATCTCCTTGTAGAACTCTTCGGCTGCTAGCTGTCCCTTAATCTCCTGTGCACGATGAGCGAGACGTGCCTTCTCGGCAACGGCAGCAGCGTGGGCATTCTGAAGTTGAGCACGAGTGATAGGCTCCATTGTAAAAATGTTTTGTGTTAAGGTTGCCGGATCCGTTTTTAGCGAATCCACCATCCCTCGGTGTGCTTGACCTCGTAGCACCTGTCAGCCGTGTGTTCCGTTCGTCCGCAGCGCGTGCACCAATCCTTGGGTGGCGAAACATCCACGCTCGGAGGCCGGCATCCCTTCTCGTGTTGCTCGCATGCGTAACGGTTTGGGTAATCGGACACGCACCACTGACACGACCAGGATGTGTTTTGTTCCTGTGTACAGTCCTTGTGTCCATGTCCGGTCGCATGACACTTTGTACACGCATCGGCGGGTGCGTGCATTTCGAAACGAAGAGCCTGCTCGAGCTCGTCGCTTAGCCGCATCTCTCCAAAGTCGTAAGGGCGAACCGCATCAACCCCATACTTCTTCATCAGTGCCATCGTTGTTGTTCGCACATCGTTGGCACTGGTAACAGGGCGTGTCTCCACGATGCGGACGGGGTTGTAGACGCGAATCCACGGCGGTCCAAACCCGCACGCGTAGTAGGCGTAGGTATGCTCAACATCGCGAGACTTTCCGACAAAATACTTCCCGCAGGTGAGTTCGAGAATATAGAGGTGCTCCATGGTAGCCGCAGACCGAGTCCTTGTCTGGACACGTAGAATCCGTTTTTACTCGCGGTCAAATGTGCGCCGGTTAATCTCAAACTCCACACGGCGGCGGACCTGATCGTAAAGGTCATCGTTGATCTTACCCATCAGCATCACGCAGACACGCTCGGTAAAATACGAGATCGTCATGGGTGTGCGATCAAACTCACCACCTCGCGCATCGTTGTATCCCACCATTGTATCGACAACTATGTTTGCAAACACAGTGGGCGCATTCCGACTATTGACCGGTACGAAGCGATCGGTACGATGCTGTATCAACAGCACAATTCCAAAGTCCATGTCTTTACACTTTTCCACGTCTATAAATAGTAATGAAAGGATACCAGATCTACTTCTTCGTTTTGAAGATGATTGTATTCGCGCAGATCGTACTCTTAGCTCTTGGATACAAGGTAGCTGAGAGTCCAATGTTCGCAGTGGTGGATACTATATTCAAGCTTTCGCTTGGTCTGTTTTTAGGTATCTATTTCTGGCTGTTCCGTCCAAAGGGCATCGACTGGGAAGACGGAATCATTGTGTCGATTGGCGGATTTCTGATTCTCACAGATATCCACTTTGAACCGCTTATGCAGCTATATAAGACACGCGATGAGGGGATCAAGACCGCCGGCCATACAGTCGGCGTATAGGAATATGCGACTGCTTGAAGATGATCTCATCCACAATCTGAAACGTCTCAGTGACCGACACAAAGGCAACTTGGTGATTAAAAACCGTTGTAATAACAGCTGTACTCGGACAGTCACGACCTATAAATCGCAGGGCATCCTGGTAGGTCTTGATGGTCTTCATCTGGCTCTTCCGCACCGTCTTTGTTCCGATTGTGACCATGGGAGTGTCTTTGAATCCAAAGCAGTTACCCATTGTGACTTACATCTATTCATCGAATCCACTTAAATGCCCGATTGTTCGGTGTGTCAGCAGGAGATGGACCTGGAGGAATTCCAGGATGTCCGCGAATCAACGGCGACGTGTGTCAAACTCGAATGTGGACATGCGTATCATACTCGGTGTGCCATTGCGTATCTGAAACGGACCAACTTTGACTGTATCTTGTGTAATCGGCACAAAGAGCCTCGGGAAAGATTGGAAGAGGAGCAGCTTGCGCTGAATGCCTTTGCTGTTGTCAAGCGAGAGCCGACATATCGCGAACTGAAAAAGGATGCCATGGTGAAATTCAAGACGTATGCGACAGCGAAGAAAGCGGCTAAGAAAGAGGTGGAGGACTTCATCGCCTCTCGAAACTGGTTCGGACTCAAGGAGATGCGGACAGATGCCAAACGGGCAGCCACCAGAACACGAGCCTATTTGTATCGCACGGCTATTCGTCAAGTCCCACTTCTTCGGGCTGTCTTAACGGGTCATATGCAGCGGGGACATAGGTATCACATCAATCATTTGTGCGGACTGCCACATGCCTGGAAATTTCAGAAGGGATTTTACATAAACGGGTTTTAAAAAATGTGAAGATCACTTTATAAATGACACATGATCGCGTGAAGGCAGAACAGAAACGCTTAGTCACTGCGACTCGGCGGGTAATGAGAGCCAAGAAGATACTGACTAGAGCCAACGACGCTCTGAAGCAGACAAGGAAGCGTATTGTTCACGCGAAACGAGCACAAGCTGCAGCCGCTAAGAAGTAAGTTTAAGAGTGGTTGACGTTCAATCAGTATGGAGCAATTTGCCGCTAATTTCAAAGCCCTCGACATTCCTTCTCGCAAGGCGAAGCTTGACCAGATCACGATGTTTCTACGCCAGCAAAATGCAATCGCGGAGGCGGATGCATTTCAGGCGTTGCGTTGTTGTTATCCATCGCTCCCGTTATCTGCCAACGAGCGGGTGTTTCAAGAGTATATCGCGTGGGGAGAGATTGCTCAGCATAAAAATCACCCGGTAGTTCGTCATATTCTATCGCAGGGCTGATCAATAATACTGAGGGAACACCATCCGCAGGCCGTAGTAGACGAGTCCGAACACCAGCGAGTGGGTCACAGACTGCACCAGGATAGGCTGACCCGGCGGCAGAGACAGCAGCACACCCGGAGTCAGCAGCACGAACAGAAGCATGGGGATGATGATATTGAGGTCCATTTATATCTTATGTGCGACAATTCCTCCAGGAGTTCGACTAACGACTGCGCGCCCACGATACTTGTTCTGCAATATACGGATGACATCGTGGATGTGTTTGTGGAGAACACATGGTCTAGACTGGCGATCACCTTCGACGATTTCAGAATAGAAAAAGGAAGGAGTATTGTTCTTGATCATGCTGTCAATGCCAAACGAAACCGTTTGCACTGAGGATTTGATCTGCTGTCGTTCTACTGCCTCGTCCATCTTGATCCTTAGGTATATAAATCGTCGTAATCTCGATTGGGTGGGATTCGGATGCGCAGCCCATGCTCGGCTGTGGGTCGGACATTAGTGTGTTGAAAGTGTATCAGACCCAGATCACCAATTGCTTTCTGCTGTAAACGGACCCATGTTCGCGCAACAACCATTGGGTCGCGGATGTGACATGTTCGTTTAATGCCACCCGCCTCGACAAACAGGAGCGACACAAACTCCGTGGTGGTGTTCTTGTGTCCCGCCCGGACAAACTCGGGAACGAACAGGTGCGTATACTGCATTGCGCGCTTGGGGTTTGTGCCTGCGAGAGAGACGGGGTTGCGAAGTACATCGTGGACATAGGTATGACACATAAGGCACTCCATCTTGGTTGAAAAAGATGGTTTGTTGTAGACTATGGAATCCGTTTTTTACCTACTCATCAACCTCTGGCTCACGGCGCCTCTTGTTGTTCTTAGTTACCTCGGTTGCGAGCGAATCCCAACCATGCTTGGCGATATGCTCCATAACCCGCATTGTCATGCCGAACGATGCGCCCGAATGATGTCCCGCATAGTCTCCCATCTTGTCCGTGATGCGCTGAATCATCGGATCTTGGGAGAACATGAAGCTCTCCTCGTTGAACTGCCGCATCCAATCCCATGCCTCTGCGGAGGTCACAGCCGCCGCCGCATTGTTGAGCATCTCAGAATCCGCCGCACTGTAGCCGATCGAAACGAAGTCGTAGTTAGAAGCCATCCTGATGTAAAAAGTTTTTTGTGTAAGGAATTCGTTTTCCGCCGCCTAGAAGCCGCCGCGATTCTGGAGGTCGAGCTTGCGAAGATCATCCTCGTCATACTGCTCCCACATCTCCTTCTCGGCTGCGGCAAGTTCCGCCTGGCAATGCCGGAGAAGCCAGGCATACTCGGGCTTCTCCTCTTCGGGAATGATGTCCATCTTCAGGTGCGCCTCGAGCCTGTCGATCTGCCAGCGCATCGACTCAAGAGACTTACCCCATATCTCCTTCTCGGCTGCGGCGAGATCTCCGCGGCGGTTCTGAAGAAGCCAGATCCAGTCGTCCTTCTGGTCCTCCGTCATCTTCGTCTTCAGGCGCGCCTGAATCTCGACGATCTGGGCACGGAGCGACTTGATCTCGGCGTAGCGCGACGGCGGAAACTCATCTCCGTAGCGGTCTACGTAGCACTTGCGGCAATACGTATTGTCCGTCCACAGCTGGCACGACATTCCGCATCCGCGGCACGGCTCGGCATACTCCTCTGCGCAGAGGTCGCACATCCGCCCCGAGCCATCGCACTCGCACTGCGGCTCAGGGACGCCGCACCAGACGTCATACTCAGCCTGTTCGGCGAGGCGGCGCTCGCAGCCGGCGCAAGAACGCTCCGTGTCCTCGTCGCACGTGCAACGCTCGTCGCGCTTCTGCTGGCATTTGGCGCAGATGTTCGGCAGAACGACCGTGTACATGTCGCACTCGGGACACCAGCCATCGGCGGCGGGCGGGGCGTTGCACGGGTGATTGCGCTTCGAGTAGCACTCGTGGCAATAGTTCGACCCGAGAACGGTCGCCCCTGTGTCGCCACAGTCGGGGCAAGCTTCGGACCCCATGCACTCGGCACACATGGTTCCGGCAACTGCGGTATTCCCGCAGTCGGAGGTGATGCAGAAGAAGAGGTGCGTGTTGGAAACGGACATTTTGCATGCGGTGGAGAAGACGTTGGACTACCCCACTCTTACCTGTGCCGTGAGATAACAGAATCCGTTTTTAGAATTCGGTCGTGGGCTAAAATCTGGGAGCGGACAAACCGAGTGTCCTTGCCGGAGATGAACAGAGCCGCATATTGATCAAGCAGAATGTCCAGAGAGCGCCGGAGGTTGCGGCTGTTATACTCGTAAGCACTGAGAGTTGTCAGACGCATCTCCCGTTGATGTTGGCTGCCATAGGTCTTATGTCCGCGGGTAAGCAGATGTGATGAGAGTCGTTGATGAGATGCCATTGACGACTGATGGCTTTTCTCTGATGACATTCGTTTTTATTCACAACCACATATAATGAGCACCGGACCCACGAATCCCGCATTGACGCAGCCTACGATGACAACCACCACAACTGCGACTCCGACGGTATGGGGTGGTCTTTTGACTATTGTCGCTGCGCTTGGTGGTATTTTTGGTCTTCTGATTCACTTCGCTGCTGCGAAGCTGTCCTATGATAAATATCAGTCGTGGCCGTGGGCTATCTTAGATTTCTTCTTTGCGTTCATCTATATCCCGTACTATGCGTTCTTCCTGAACACACCTACGTCTTCTTCGACGTTTGGTGGCCGTGCTCGTCGCCGGTGATTTTCACGTTGGATAAGAGTATAGTTAATGCAGGGTCTTCGCACTTGGGGTAAGCACCTTATGATCGATGCCGCTCGTCTGAATGGGCAGGCGATTCGCAATCCGACGCGGATTCACCACTTTACCGCCGCCCTCGT